ATTTTTGTTAAGTTCGGGCTCGTTAGCATCAATAGATTCACCGCGAGAGGTGTAGTATTGAGGACCAGTTTCAGGCAAAGTTTCATTGTTCCAACCCACATTAGTGTGCAGAGAGGAAATGTTACCACCATTGATCAGTTGAGTTACTTTCTCCTTCGTATTGTAGAACTCGCGGAGAACTTTACCATTGAAAGAAGGATAACCATCCCAATGGCAATAAACAGAAAGGATAGAATCATCACTGAGTTGGATGCCGATGCGAGAGCGGGTGCCCATTGCTTGCTTTGGTTGATTACTCCGTAATTATAGGGCATAAAAAAGGGGAGCGGTGCTCCCCTGTGCCACTTATTAAAGTGTCCTATTGTTGTAGTAAGTGCTCTCACACTTAAAATAAATTCTTAATTGGATAAATTTTGGATCTTTGTATTCAATTTGTTTTGGTTTTGAGTATTGTCTGTTAGGATTTCGATGGATTAAAATGTGATCGTATTTGTGTGGGGTCATAAACTACCATAAGGCAGTTTATATATCACATCAATCGTCGTAAATCAGACACTCAGGTTCAGATGGATTTTGGTCACAGAATAGTTCCAAATAGTTTGGATCATGATGATCACCTGCCTCAATCTCCGCCTTATGATTTTCAGCATACACTTCTAAATCATGCAATTCGCCCTCAATGTGACGACGCATTTGTGGAGATACTGTAGGATCGTGGAGGATTTCTTTATCCTTCTCGATATGTTGTTCGATGCTATCCATTAGCATATTTTGTAAAGCGATGTTACTATTTATTCTTCTAAAGCACCTCCACGCCGCCAAGGACGTGGTTTTTCTTGAGTATTTTTCAACTTTTCAACCATAGAATCAGCAAGTGCTTCCATTCTTTCGGGATGAATTGCTACAATTCCTGCTTCTTTTAGGGCAATTTCCATACTTTCTTCTTCAGTTTTAGTAAGTTTTTTACCGTTTTGTGGAAGAGTCATAGGTGCTTGTCCTGTACTGATGTATTTTAGCGTTACCGCGTAAAATTAGTTAGGAACTTAAGGTTTTCTTTGGGATCAGTTTACAGTTCTCAATCTTCAGTAAAAAATGGACCGAACTTACCACTACTACCATCTTCACGATTCTCAAGCAAATCCATGATTTCATCAAACTTTTTACACTGCTCCATATCTAACAGGAGTTGTGCTAGTTGTTTAACAACTAGAGGTTTTTCATTAACAGCAGCAGATTTGATTGCAGCACGAATGTGTGATTCTGCTTCTTCAATGTGATCTAGGGTTTGTCTTGATAGGGTCATTTATCTGGCAGTTCTGTATAATCTGGAGTTTCAGTGAATGGATTTACTCTGTTCTTATCATGCCTGTCGTAGTCATAATAATAAATTGACTTCCTGGCATAGGATTGATCTTTGTCGTTAGTTGCTGTAAGATCGTATGAATAATCTTGGGAAGGTTCATTACAACGAGCAACATCAAGTTTACTCAGAAGATCCTTAGCTTTACGAACTTCTGATTGATGCTTGATCATGTGATCCCTGATTACTCTTTCAACCTTCTGATAAAGGTTCATTTTCATCCATGGTGATTGCTTTCTCAATAATAGCAGTGATCTCTTTGCTTGTCAATCCATTTAGAAAATTCCATTTGGGATCTTCTTTATCCCACTCCAGTGTAAAAGATCCGTCTTCGTTTTGTTCTACCTTCAGTGAATCACTGATGGCGATGTTAGCATCCTTCATTTTTCTTGAACTCCTTACGACACTTCTTTACTTCTTTAAGTTCATCCTTAACCATTTGATATGCATCTTCGGCAGTAATTCTACCACCAAGTTCCATAGCACAAATGACTTCAACACGAGTTCCAAAATGTTTCAATGCTTCCTCAAAACAATTTAGTTCTTCGTACATTGTCCCAACTCACTCTGAAGTTTATGTAGTTGATTTTGAACCGCAATCATCTCACTTTGTAAACGACTGATCTTATCATCGTGTGATCTAATCCATTCTTTATAGATGATTTCGTCCAACTGATCATCATGATGATCAGGTAGATTATGTCTTTCTATTGCCCAGGATGGGGGCGTTGATGTCTTCCAGGGATACAACATATCCTCTAGTTCCATCACCATACCCCACAACCAAATGTGAAACTTACGGATCACAATTTGCCACCAACAACACCAGAATTTACAACACGAGTGTAATCATCAAGTGTTCCTTCCTGAGCGCATTTAAGATGCCAACGTGACATTGTGAGAACTGCATCTTCCGTAGGTCCAGTGATAAAGTGTTGACCAAATGGATTCTTTAAGATGCTAGTATATAGACCAAATCGTGTCTTTTTGATGTAAAAAGCATCATCAATCCATACAACATTATCGGGAATGTTTTTCTCAATAGTGCCACCAAAAGAATCTTCAAGTTTTGTTTTACTTTCAGTTTGAATCATAGGGAATAAGCACCCCATTTTTGTGTTTCATTATCAAAGACTGCTACAGTTCCCACTGGTGCATCTTCTGGGTTATCAATTACAGGAGCACCATCACTTGTTGTTTCAATCTGATCACGAATAAATCCAAAAGGTCCAATCTTACCCTCATCTTCCATTCGTTTCTTCATTACAACAGCACCAAGAGACTCCATAATTTTCAGGATGTCCTCTGCTTTTGCACCTTCACCTAGTTGTTTTGCGACGTAAAAGTATTTGTCGAAGAACTCTCCGCTATACTTTTCGTAGTCTTCAACCGTTATTGACTTGTCTTTCATGGGGGCGTTTTAGATTAAGGTTTGCAATTTTACGTTCAGTGTCTTTAGTTGTCTTGTGGAGTTGTGCTACAGCAGCAACAACTTCTGGGGTTTCTTCCCACTCCCAAGTATCACCCTTGGTAGATACAAATTGTCTGGTAGTCATGAATAGAACTCCCTAGCGTTTTTAAGTGTGGTAAGCAAGTGCATGTTACCTTTGAAGTATCCTAGCACAATAACACTCAATGTGGCAAGTATCACCCCAAGAAACATAAGAGATGGAATAATAGGATCTTTAGGTAAGGTTGTCGCTGAAGTATTGGTTTTTTCTGAGTCCGTATCGTTTGATGTGTTTATCTCTGTGTTCTTCACATTGGAAGTGGCAGACTCTGGTGTCGTTTCCATCTTTATATTCTAGGCGGAAGGGAAAAGATTCAAATGGGAACATTTCTTCGTGCGATAGTCTCTTTCGCTTAAGTTTGGGTTCGGGTTTCTTTCTTGTTCTGGGTTTTGTTGTACTCTTCCCAGAACTTTTCGTCGTACTCTTCACCGTACTTGCTTGTTTGCCAGATCCCCCACTCTTCTGGCGCGTAGAAGGCGTCTTTGAACTCTTTGCCTTCGCTTTCTGAGTTGTAGAAGGTTTCTTCGTGGCAGTCTTTTTTGCCGTAGGTGTCTTCGCAGGTGTTGGTGATTTCTTCCTTGCTGGCATTACGCTCCGTCATTTTTCTGTGCTGTCTAGCACCTAGGTTATCTAAAAAGTCGTTGACCATTACTCTCCTATGTCATGGATTACAGGTTGTTCATGAATCAGAACCCGATAAAGTTCGGGATTGTTACCAGCACTTACAGGAACAAATTCTGTCTCTGCATTGAACTCATTGTCTCTTACTGCTTGATTGATTACAATCGAACCATCAGAACCTGAGATGCTGCGATGATAAGTTCCGATAGGAACTACGAGTGCTCCACTTTTACGATTCATGTGAACAATGTGATATGGAAACTTCCAATCAAAGTTCACAAGTTCAAACGTTCTTTCACCTGAGAGGACACGATTATGGTCCACTTGATGATGATGGATGTAGAACTGTTTTGCACCGATTGCATCGTCTGGTGGTGAAATTGCTGGTCCTTCGTGTACCACAAGATCAGATGCGTTTGAATCATCTACACTAATATCATAGAATACAACTGCGGGTGTCTCACGAAACACCCGATGTTTACGAAACTGGACACTCATTTGAATCCTTTACTCTCCTTTTTAGGTTTATCTAGCACTTCAATGTGCGAAAGGAACACCTTTCTGTTCCACCAAATTTCTTGTGCCGACATATAATCTTCGACTACAATACTTTCACCATTCTTACCTACAACTTTGTAGTGGTGACGATCATAGTCTTCATACGATGATTGCTCAAAGTATTGAGGATCATCAGGACGGATCAGTTCCATTCTGGAGTGCTTCCATAGTGTATTGATGCCCTGATTCTAACACACTATCGTGAAGATTTGCAATGTCTTGAAGACCTTCTACTGAATACCATGGTGCTGTTGCCCAGTCAAATCCTTCTCCGAAGGTGTTGTCCGCATTGACAATGTACCAATGGCAAGATGTATCAGGAATATCAGTAGAACAATTACTCCAATCATCCGACCATTGTGGAACTTGAACCCAAAGAGTTACCGCAAGTAAGATATTTAGAAAGGTCATTAGGAAAACTTAAATTTATCCTTAAGGTCTAATACCTTATTTACCTCATCCACAGCAGCAGACATTCTTGCAGACAGAATATCCATCATGTCACCAAAGATGACTTCGTTTTCAACATAATCATCAAAATACTTATCCAACGCCTCTTTCAGGTATCGTTTCCGATGCCACTCTGGTGAATAGGGTTTGTAGTCCATGATATGAGTTTATTATGGTGCTATTATAGCACTATCTATTCCTTGGGTCAAGTCCCATATCCTTAAGATATTTTATCCACCAGTCTGGATCTTTAATCTGTCTCCAGTTTGGAACTGGTAGATTGTTCTCTACAGTGTAATACTGATAGAGTGCTTCATCTATAGTCTGTGCGACTTCCATATTCTTCTTCCTCTTCGTCAACGTCTGCATATGCATCTGCCACATAAGGTCCGTGTGGTTTTTTGGATTCTGCTCTGACATACTTTCGCTCGTCGTTTACTGCGGAGAACCAAACTGCTACCTTCATTACAATCCAAATCGCCGCTAATGGTGAAAAACAAGCAATTAGGACTATAGGTTTCATAGTAGATTATTTTCCTTGAAGTAGTGTAATGTATCCTTTAATCCACCAATGTGCCTGAAACCAACATTAACCTGTGGATATTCTGCCTCTTCACCAAACTCTTCAACAAAACCTCTTGCCGAAAAGTGTTGATTTAATTTGTAAACATGAATTTGAAAGTTAAGTTTTTCTAAGAGTATTTTAGCACGTTCACACTCTTGATTGCCGTTAGAATAAATTACTGCTTCCATTACTTTTGCTCCTCGTATTCGATAACGATTCTTTTGTAGTCTCTACCAGTGTGATCTACACAGGTGATGTGAGTTAATTTACCACCTAATGTCTTTGCTATTTCATGCAACTGCCACCAGGGGATTTCTTTTTCGATTCTTCCTTCTACCATGGTTTTCTTCTGGTCATCCCAGATGTAATCGGTAACTTTTCCGTCTTTATCAGTAACGGTACAATTAGTTAGCATCATTACTCCTTTCAATCCAGTTGTCAATCTGTTCTTGAGTAGGAACTATAATTCTAAAAGCAAGACCTTCTTCAATGAACTCTTCGTTCATCTTTTCATATGTTTCAGGAGTAATCTTTTCAGTCACGTTGTCTCCAATCATCGGGTTTATCACGTTGAAACCAATCAACAATTTCATCTGCACCGTCAAACCCCGTTTTATGATTAGATGGGTCGGGGTCACCTAATCCCATCTTATTCATAAAATCGTCCATACTACCTTCCTGAATATCAGGATTAGCAGCAGCACGACGTGCTTTTTTGAGCATTTCACGAGCAGAAGTATTTGCCTTAGACAATTTTTCTGCCCAAATCATATCATCAAGTTTTACCTCTTCTCCGTTAGCAATACATTTACAAATGAACTCTAACCGAAGACGATACTGCGTAGATAACATAAGTTTATGCTTCTTTGTCTTTATTTATTTCTACCATCAATTCCTTAGCAATTCGCAATGAACGACGATATATCATATATTTTACCACAGGATTGCGTGGATTGTTAGTCAACCACCACCAGTGGCGTCTAATGTTAGCAGATACTAACCTAAATGCATACACAAAAAAAGCAGCAGCACGTTCATCAGTTACGATGACATATGCTACTGCTGCGAACATCCCCCAAAAGATTATGTGAGAGTCCATTAGTGGAACTCCTCATTCCTGCGATTATCAAGATACGAAATAATCTCAGTTCTCCACTCCATCAACTCATGATAACACTCTTGATTGTGAGCACATTCGCGAAGTTGATGATCTGGTTTTAGAACACTCTCATAAAATAATCCTAGAGCATCGCGTCGTTTTTCGTGTTTATCGGTCATTTGCGTGACTTCTTTTTAATGGTTTTCCGTTGGTTGTTGATGAAATCAACAGATTGTTTGTAAGTGTTCAACACCTTTACTTGACTGCCATTATGTATAATGACAAATTTTCTAGTGTTTCCAAGTGGAACTGCTGCCCACATTCCATCATTAGTCACATAACCCAATGGATCTTTGAGTTTTTCATCAAGAACAGAAGGACGAGGAATGAAAGGTTTTAGAAATCCCATTAAAAAACAGCAGTGACACTTACAACGGTTGCACCAGGATTGCGAGCAAGTGCTACCTGGCGAGCATCTTGATAGTCAGTAGCGATGACAACTTCATTGAAGACTTTGCCTGCTTTGAAGAGTTGAACTTTGACTTTCATGATTAGCGACGGATGATGGAAACAGCGGGTTCACCTTGTTCAAAGACAGTATTAACAACTGCCTGAACGCTCCTAGCGGTGCTGATACCCACTTTATCAGCAACAGGAACACACACAAGACCAAAGGTCTTCTGAGCACCTCCCAGACGGATTACACGCCCGATTGACTGGGAGATACCAATGTAGTCCATGTTTCGCATAAACAGGACTGCATCAAGACCTTTAACGTTGATACCCTCAGAGAGGATAGAGTGGTGCATGATAACAAACTTCTTGTCATCGCGACCCCAAGCGTTCAACGTATTAAAGAACTGCTCACGGGTAACTTTCTGACCGTTGATGATTGCACCAGTCTTGGATGTGATATACATCCAGTTGTAACCACGCTGTTCCAGTTGGAAAGTGAAGTCAGACTGAGAAACAAGACGGACAATCTGCTTCGTAGAACGAGCAGCAATCAGAATCTTTTCTGCGGTGTTATCATCAATGGTATCAAGCAGATTCTGAGAATCAGATTGCTTGAAATCACCCTGAGGCAACTGAGTCAGACGAACAACAGGGGGGAGAATGTAACCCTGCTCCACAAGTTTAGGGGCAGGAACATTACAAATGACCTGACCATAAACACGGGAATCGTTCATCCCAGGTTTTTTAGGAGTGACTGAGTGCTTAGGAGTTGCTGTAAAAAAATAGCAACGACAAGCGTGCCGACTGTAAAATTCAGTAGGCACAAAGAAGTTACGCTGAACGGAGTTGTGTGCTTCATCAAAGTAAATCGTATCAATACTGATACCTGCCTGAACAATCTTCTCCAGAGAATGATAAGTGGTGAAGATCATCTGGTTACGGTATGCTTGCCGATGCCAGTTGTGAATCAGAGCAGGTTTAGTGCTGCTAAAGTGCTCAGTTTCACCACTGTGAACATGATAAACAGCAGCATTATCGATAACTTCCAGAAACTCTTTGCAGAGTTGCTTAGCAAGAAGAATACGAGGAGCAACAACAACAATGGTTGTAGAACCAACCTGATCGAATTGCTGTTTAGCATCTTCGATCATACAGATGGTCTTACCACCACCCGTGGGGATGATGACCTGTCCTTTGTCGTGTGCCAGCATGGCATCAACTGCCTGCTGCTGGTGGGGGCGAAGGGTGATGGTCAAGTGGGTGTCCTGTTCAGTATGGATATATTATAGCAGAGAACCGCCCACCAGACAACCCAGTGGACGGTTCAGAGGGTGGCACATCACCCGTAACGTAAAATTTTTAAGTTAAATGATAACGTAATTCTAGGAATATCTGATACTTTCTGCGGAATGATTCTATGCTGGAGATAAGTAGGAAACATCAATAGATCACCTTCTCTTACCCTTGGTACAAAGTATTCTGAAACAAAATCAGAATCAAACACAATACTATGTGGTCTTAGTTGTGCTATCGGATCACGAAACTCTGCAGGTGTATGAACTCTATGATCGTAAGATAAGTAGAGAATACAAGAGAAATGAAAGGGATTGAACGGTGATGCTATGTGATCATGGAGTTCCTGATAAGAACCTTCCGTATAGTAATTATACCATACGTTATCAGATATTTCAAATACAGTTGGTCTATCAAAGAAAGAATTTATAGCATTGCTACATTCTTTTTTGATTAGTTGTTCGTGCTTTTTTACAACTTCCTTTCCTTTTGGTTCACCATCAAATGAAGTGAATAGATTATCAGTTGCCCAACTATCAGGAATCTCAAGTTCTGGCAGAGAATCTATAATTCCAGGGATCAGTTTTCTCTTCAAATAATCATTATGTTCAATTTTATTTTGATAAACTGTTACTGGAAATACATTCAGTGCTCTCATGGTCCTCCAACTTTATCTTCCCAGAATGTGAAACTAGGTGGTTCCCATTGACCATACAAAAACTTTTCATCAATTTCGCCATAGTCAATAATTTTAGGAAGTCCTCTACATCTATCCAACTGTGCTTGAAGACTTTTCTTATCACTATATTCTAAACTTCTAGCATAATCCCAGAAAGGAGTATCATACTTAGAACCATTCGCATAGTGCATAAGAATGAAATCTTGATTTTGTTTCACTCTATTATACATGTACTTGTTGACTTCTTCTTTTGTTTTTTCTTCAAGCAAGAAGTCAAAGAATGATTCTGCGACTTCATTATGAATACCAGATGCTGTTGCTTCCAGTGGTTCAATGAATGAATAACGATTACCATTCAAGATTCTACGATCACTTGCCCAGATATTTTTAGCAACATAGTTATCAAACCTAAGTTCACCATCAATCTCGACAGCAAAAGAATCACAGAAATCTGATTCTGCATCCTCTCTAGTTGTAATCGAATCATTATAGAGGTATCCATAAGATACACTATCATGATTTGGAATAACAAATGTCCAACCGTTTGGAGTTGCGATACAATCAGTCCACAACAATCTAGGATCTGATGGTTCCTTTCTAGACAAAAGAACAGTATTAAGAGGATTAGTTAATCTCTCATATGATTTGTCTAGTTTAGGTTTTCCTCGACAATCAATGATGTAATCAGAATCAATCTGATTATCTGGATCAGTAATCTCTCCCTCTACTACCGTAAATTTACCAGATTCTAGTGTAGCATTTGACAAAAGTTTTGGAACATAGTGACATGCTATACCACCACTGGTAAAAGCATGCATAAAATCATGATTCTCTTTTCCCCATCCAAGGTAACGAATACCTGCCTTGATTGTTGCCTTGATACTATTTTTATCGTACCAATTCAAATCTAAACATTCAAACAAATTGTTCCTGATTGTGAGAATTGTACCTTGTCCTACTCTCTCGATGGGAGTATTAGGATCATGGTAGATAACAATCTCATCAATCTCGTCTGCTGCTTCAGTTTCTTTCAAAAAGTTTAGAGTAAGTGCAGAAATACATCCAGCATTTCCAGCACCAACGATAGCAATTTTACTCATGAGTTTAACTTATGTAAATTATCTAGGCAACATCTTCGTACTTAATAGCAACAGTCCACCGATAATTATCTCTCATGGCAGTTGCTCTATGTGGAATCTCGGCAGCGAATGAAACTAATCTATTAGGAACTGGCGCTACACCATAGAGATCACCATCAACTACAAATTGTGTCTCACCATTCATCTGAACTGTCCAATCTGGTTGTGGATAATATAAAAATGTTATTGCTTTTGCGCTTGCCTCAGCGTCAGTGTGGTAATACGGATTCTCGTGTGGAGAAAACATATTGATGTAAAATCTTACCAGTTTATCTTTAGTACACTCTGGATATTGTTCTTGAATCTTATCTACAAAAAGATTGAAAAACTTTTTGGGTTGCATCTCTCGCATCTGCATGCTACCGAAGAACCTCATGGTTTCAGGAATATGTCGTTCATCATCTTTGAATGTAAAGATGTCATGAACTAATCCTACAACTGGAGTATCATCATTATCTGTCTCACCATAATAATATGATGCATCTAGACAATACTGGAAGACAAAATCATTTTCATCATTAGTAAAAAAGTCATCATAAACTCTAATCATATCCGCCTCCAGCGTATTCTAGAACTTCAAAGTTAAATGCTATTGTAATTCTTGGATAATCTGGTGTTGAAATACCCTTTTTTACAAAATGTTTTAGGTATGAAGGGAACATAAGTAAATCACCTTCATTGATGTCTGGATAGTGTCTATCACTATAATCGTTTCTATCTAGTTCAAGACCTAAACATCTAAGTGGATCTAGAGGATCCGAAAATGCTACACGTTCATGGCGTGTTTTATCAAAAGATAAAAAGTGAATACAAGAAAAGTGTGGGTTATGTAATCCACCACCAATATGATGATGTTCTTCTTGCCACTCACCATTCATATACACATTATACCATATCTCGTCAATCTTTATTCTATATCTTGCATCAAAGACACCACCAATTAACTTACTGTACTTTGCTGTTAATACATTCTGTAGTGTATCGTCTTCACCAAAAAATATCTCTTTCCCTTTAGGTTCTCCGTCAAAGGAAGTTCTCAACTTATCAGTCAACCATCCTTTAGGAGTGATGAGTTCTTTAGAATCTTCTACAATCTTATCTACAAAAAGATCTTTCAATTCATCATTACCAGGCATTGATACCTGATAATATCTAACAGGAAAGATGTCGTGATCAACAACTACTGGTTTCCTATTATCATATTGAATTTTTTTTGTGATCTCTACCGGATCTATAGACTTCATCCCTTCAAAAGCAACAAACCAATTCTACTCATGATATTGAATCTTGTCAAGTAGTGACAATTATGATAGAGTTAGTGAAGTTGAAAGACCACCTACTGTAAAGGTAAGAGCATTACCAACAACCGTAATTTTTACTCCACCACCAGCACCACTACTGAATCCTCCAGTAGCAGTTACAATACCTGCCATATCTGCTCCACCTACAGAGTGGAATGTTGGTGCACCAGGAGCAGTAGGATCAGTTGAGTTCTGAATATAAACTGGACCGTGGAGTTGTAAGACACCATTAGCAGTTATTGCTGTGGTTCCTAATCCAACACGTCTGAATGTGGCGTCTCCATCTCTACAATCAAGAGCAACTGTTGGGTTGATTGCTGTTGTACCAATACCAATCGCACCTTCTTCAATGACTACAATTTCTTCAGTATCACCATCTCCAACTTGGAATGGAGCAAACATCTGACCTATTGTTGGATCACCAACCTTTACACCACCACCTGATTCTTGATCAGGATCAAAAGTAGAATTTCCAACTACAGTCAGATTTCTTCTTATATCTAGATCATGATAAGTGGACATGCCAGCAGTAACGTTGACATTCTGAGCAGCACCACCAAGAATTTGATTACCTTCAAGGTCAAACAGTTGTTGTGAACCACCATTGATGTAAACAGAATCAGCACTGATAGATGTTGCTCCACCGACAGCACGGATATTTCCGTCTACTACTAAGTTTCCACCAACAGTAGCATCTTGATTTACATGTAAATTTGTTGTGCTCGTTACACCAGCAACTTGTAATTTTGCATTTGGTTCTGTAACACCAATACCCAAATCACCACCATAGGTAAGAGTCATCAATCTCTCAACACCTTTATGCCAGTGGAAGTTGCCAGTTCCTAATCCAACATTTCCTGCTTGTAAGTAATAGTTGATATTACCATTACCATAATTCAGGAAATCAAATGCCTCATAATTACTGTATGGGAAGAGACCGCTTTGATTTTCATATCTAAGTACACCATTGATTCCATCTACATCTTCAGATCTACCGATAGCAATTCTTGCCTCAGCATTATCACTCAATACTGAAATTGTTGCGTTACCAAAACTTCTAACTTGTAATGGATGTGTAGTTACTGATGTTCCGATACCTACAGTACCATTAGCAATCAAGTTAGTTGAAATTGTAGCAATACCAATAGTTGCTCCAGCAATATTGACATCAGCATCATTAGAAAGAGAGGAAGCAGTTGATGCTGTACCTGTTAAATTACCAATTACATTTCCTGTGATTGCACCAATGAAACTTCCTGATGAAATTGCTGATGCTGTAAGAATACCAACAGTAAGGTTGGGAGTACCTACAAGATCTTCTGCTCCCGTTGCTACACCAACTAATCTTCCGTTGAATGTTGTAGCAGTAAGGATTCCCGCTAGATTTATATTGGTTGGGAATCTATCATTAGCAAGAATAGGAAGTCTTTCATTGCTAATAGTTCCATAAGCGATATTACTAGCAGTCAGTCCAGTAAGATCAGAACCAATACCTGAGAACTTAGATGCAGTTACAATACCAGTTGCCAGAATCTCGCCAGCAGAGTTGATACCAACACCGCCAGAGAATCCATTCAATGACATATCAGTGTTACCACTGACTTGGAAGGTAAAGCGGGGATCTGTGGTGCCCACACCAACACTTCCGGCAGCGTAAATGCTTGTGTAACCTAATCCAGCATCTACATCAGTCCACTGTGATGTAGGCATACCTTGGAGGAATCTAGCATCACCATAATAAGTTACGATTCCAGTTACTGAATTAGATGCAGTGACAATTCCGTTTCGGATTGTAACTCCACCACCAACAGCATTAGTAAATTCTAGATTTGTAATTACACCTCTTCCATTTACCTCAAGTAAATTGGAATACAAGGATGCTGCTGTAGCAAAACCAGAGATCTTGGCGTTACCACCACGAACATCAAGAAGTTCAGTTGGAATGGTTGTACCAATTCCGACCAAACCAGTAGGACTTACTATAAGATTATCATTGTCAACCTGAAGTCCATTACGAAAATTGAACTGCTTGTTATAATTCGCCATCTCTTGATGCTTTTCTAGTTATTTATCACGAATCATTGCGGTCTCCATCACCAAGATGATGATCTTGAACTGGTCCGCGAAGATCACCCTGATGTTGATAAGTTATATGACCTCTTTGTGCACCATGTCCTGGTCCTTCAATAATAATTGATCTGCCAGCGTGTCCACCTTGACCACCGCTAGTGCTTCCGCCATCTTGACCTAAAGCACCGCCATTTGCACCATTTCCACCTCTAGCACGTCCTCTATCATCTCCACCCGAACCACCAGTACCGAAGTTGTCGAAAGTTCCTCTATTTCCTCTCTGACCGCCACCACCTGATGAAGGTCCATGATGTCCATCAAGTGCTGGATTGTGGACATGCGACCCTTGACCGCCGCCTCCGCCGCCACCACCAGCTCTAGCTCTACGTCTTCTTCTATTTCTTCCTTCACACCACCACCCACATCTATATCTACCTCTCGTATCTTTTCTCTGATATTCTCTATTTCCACCTGCACCACCACCACCACCGCCAGCGATGATTCCATAATTCCAAAGATCGATTGCTGCCGCAACTCCTAACCCAGAACTGCCACGTTTTCCATCTGCTGAACCAGTATGATTTCTAGATTTTCCTTTACCACCGTTACCACCAGAACCATAAATCTTGCCTTGAGTACCAACCCAAACATCTAGATTTGTACCAGTTCCCCATCCTCTATTGATGACCATGGCACACTTAAGACCAGCACTGCCATCATACGTTGAACCAATTTTATGATTAACATGAATGATAACTCTGGTTCCTCTTGGATCATTGGGTTTTGATCTAAACCCACCGATTACATTAACACGACCATTTCCAGGTCCATTGTTGTATCTATTTCTAGTACGAACTCTAGTTTCTGTACCACCATGATAATAATTTACAACTGTATTGAGTTGTTTACCATGAAAATTACTAAAAGCAATTTGAGAATTTCCTTGAGGTATGCCAGTATCAAGGGGGAGATTGCTCATCTCCCCATAAGTTTCGGAAACACGATAACGACCTAAACTAACTCCACCACCAGGTGATACAGGAGAAGAAGCATCTGCTCTACCAAACTCATTAATGATATCAGAGAATCTTATTTGTCCAGAACCCTGTAACATATCTCTTTTTGATTATTTATTGAGTTTATCTTCAAGAGCAGAAACTTTATCGGAAAGTTCCTTGATTGCCTCAATCAAAAGTGGGACAATCTTGTCATACTTAACTGTTAGATATTCTTCATTAAATGGAGCGGGAGCAACTGCTTCAGGGAGAACTTTCTGAACTTCTTGTGCAGAAACACCAACATGACGCTTACTGCGATCAAATTGATTTCCTTGCTCGCTTGCCCACTCAGTCCAAGTATATGTAAATCCACTTAAAGAATTAACCTTATCAAGAGCATTTGTAATACCAACCATGTCAGTCTTAAGACGTTCATCGGAAACAAATGCAATAATGTCACCAGCACATTTGAGTTCATTGGTACCAGTGTTGAACTTAATGTTCTGATCACGGTGTAACTTCTGTACGACTCCAGACACAAGGAAAGAAGGACTCATCATCAAGGCAAAGTTATGACTATTCAAACCTTGACTATCAGTTCCATAAACTGGTGCTTCAGATGCTACGTCAGCAGTTCCTCTAAAGTTAGTAGCAGTAACTTCATCACCATTGATAGTAACATTATCAATGTTTGCTTGACCATCAATAGTTAAGGTTCCATCAATACGTGTTGTATCGAGAGTAGTATCTCCATCAACATCAAAGTTACCAGTAACAACCAAGTTATCATCAACGGTTACTGTTCCACTAGCAGAATCAAGAGTCAATCCACCAGTAGCAGTATCAATCTCACCATCACCACTTACACCTATTCTTACTTCATCAATGTGTGCTTCAGAGAATGGAAGTGCTGCGGTACCAATAGTTGCGCCTTCATCAGCATCAGGAACGATGCTGGTCTCAACAGTAGCTACACCTTTCAACGTGGAAGTTCCATGAACAACCAGAGATGACATCAGATTTGTTTGCTCACAAACCCAAAGTTGTTTTCCGATTGCTACACCACCAGCAACTCTAAGTGCTGCGTTCTGATCAGTACAAGATGTTGCATCAGTATCTTCTACAATATCAACCTTACCCTTCGCTCTGATGCCAAGAGTGTTGATTGTGTCTGAGAATCTAACAGTTCCAGTGAAGTTGACTGGACCATCAAACTGTGACAGAATCTGCTTAGACTTACCACCTTCAACCAGGATTCTTTCCTTAACAATAATCTCATCAAATACAACAGAGAGTCTGTTAGGATCTTCACCAGTTACAGTTGGTGTTGGTACATCAAAGGTCTTTTGTTCACCTGACTGTGCAGAATACTTGGTGTTACCAATATAGAAGTCACCATCACTGTCCATACCAGTGTAGAGAACAGTACCACAAGTTGTTTCTTGTGATTGTGACAGGAACTCTTCATCTTCGGTGAGAGTCTTAACCTGAACCTGTGGTAAACCAGTTGAGTAGTTACCAGGACCATAACCAAGATATTCAAACGTGTGACCAGAAGCACGAAGAATAGAAGGTCTACGAAGTTCAATAGGTTGTATTTTGATCTTCTTGATCTGAGTATTATCAGCATGACTCTCAATGAGGGTACCCATTGAACCACGAATCACCTGAAGCATATCATTGTTAGTACCCTGAAGAGTAGAGTCTTGGACTCTCATGATCTCATTACCAATCTGGATATAAGATCCAACAGGGAATCTAGATTCGATTATATCTTGAGTTGTGCTACCATCAGGCAGCTTTACTTTGAACTTACCAGCACTTACTGTTACTGATTCATTTGTAAACAGAATGGCATTGTCATAGAATGACATCATTCCACTACCAATACTTTCACCATCACTAACAGTTTTGTTAGCAGTCATGCCATGCTTCATGACATATCTTGCTGCAGATATATCTTTCTTAGTTACAATAGTAAATGAGTTTGCTGCTCCATTGGAGACACTACCAATAATGTAATCACCAAGATTCACATTAGAAGCATTGGTAAGTCTGACTCTATTTCCACCAACAAGACCAGCATTTGCTGAAAGTGTTAGAGTAACTGTTGTGACATTTGTAGTAGCATCAGTAGAGGCACTATGTCCAGAAATATCACCAACTCTACCAACAACAGTCAGATATTCACCAACCTTAGGCAGTGGATCTCCAACAGTCTTAGCAATAGCAACTTTAGTATGATTATTATTAGAATCTGCAGCGGTAGCATCAGTAATTCTATAGTAACCACCACCAGTAGTTCCAATACCAGTTACCTGAACATAATCATTCGTTGCTACTAAAATATCAGAAGTAGAAATCTCGATACGTCCAGCATTGGAAGAATCATTACCACCAATACCAATACTTGGTGTCGTATCAAAATAAAGAGTTTCACCGTTAGTATATCCTTGACCACCTTCTGTAATGGTTGCAGAGGAAACATTACCAGATGAATTAACAACAACTTTAGCAGTTGCTCCACCCCATTCACCTGCTCTATTTGGTGTATCAAGCAGTTTTACATTATAATATGTTCCTTCAGTGTGAGTTCCAGTGCCACCATGAAGTGTGGTGAACTTAGTAAGAGCATTTAGTCCATGCTCAACACCAAGAGTAAATGTTGCTGTAGTATCTGTAGTTGTGACACCAACAATTTCGTTACCATGTTGGAATGACTTATTAAAGTTATCAAGAGATTCTCTAGTGATACTTCTCTTAAGATCATTAGTTACAACTTCTCCAAGTGGAGTTCTCTTAGCAAAAGATACTGCTGCTGGTGGATTGTCCTCAGCATTATCTCTATCCAACTGTGGATAAAGATCAGTAATGTTCTGACCATACTTAACATCAGAACCTGTAAATGCTGCTCCAACAATTGCATTGTTGCAGTTAAGAACATACATGTAGTAGACACCATCTTGGATGTCTTTGATCAGTGGTTTGATTGTCTCTACACGATAGACGTAAAGATTCTCGTTGTTGTTATTCTTAGAGAAAGTTGGGAGGGTCTTGTCCCTAACATGTGGATTAAATGTTGGATTTCCAGGATTCTGAGTAATATCTCTGATGTTCTTATCAAAGTAAGTAAACGTCTTAGCATCAGGTGTACTCTGAACCTCAAAGTCACCATTGAATCCAACATTATCCTGAGCGGAAGTATTAGTAGAACTTGGGACATTCTTAACAACAATAATATCAGTCTTTTTCAGATTGTGTGGTTTATCTGATCTAACTGTGATTGTGCCAGGTGTTCCGCTGGTATAAGTACAACTACTAATAAATCTAGTATTTCTATCAAAGTCATACTCATTGGCAGTAATATTGTTGGCAGGGTCTGCTACCAGAGAGATAGAAGTCTTGTTAAAGTCAGAGTTGAATCTAACATTGACACTACTAGAATCTTGAAGGACGAATCCACTGATAGGTTCTCTTGCATTCTCCAGTTCTTTAGGAACAACATAACGCAGTTTATAGATCTTATCATCAATAGATCTTGGATCTTCAATTCTCTTGAAGTATGAAATCTCACTGTCTCCAGTCTGAGCAGAGAGATATGTGTATAGATCGCTGTTTGCTGCGACGTAGATATACCAGTTACCTACAACATAGTCATACTGAATTGGATGACCAACTTCACCTGCTACTTTATCAGAAACTCTACTCTCAACACGAAGTTCAAGTGGAGATGAAGTTAATGGTTTGTTGGGATATGCTGTGATAAAGACTGGATTTCCAGCGTTAGCATTAGTTCTATTGGATGCAAGTTGGAATTCATCAGCAGATAGGGTAATTCCATCCTGTCTACCTACAGTAGAACTTACTTGGTTTACAGCATTAGTAATGGCAAAGTAAACTTGACCTTCTTCAAGTCCATCTGGAAGATCGCCAGTTTCACTAAAGATTCTAATTGACTCACCATGCTGAATATCATGTGCTGATAATGTTCTAAAAATACTTTCAGTATTAGTGGTGCTTGTAGCAGGAGTACTAATTGTTACCTGCTTATAAACTTTAGATGATGAATCATTACCATTAACAACATCACCAGCACCAGTTCCTGTAGTGATGGTGTTAGTCATCAAGATTTTAGCACCTTTATCAGTGCCATTATCATCTAAGAAAATTTGATCACCAACTCTTGCACCAAGTCTATAACCTTGAGAAATGACAGGTGGTTCAATATCTAGTTTGTCATATCCAAGGAGATAGAGTCTCTGACTTGCGCTAGTTGATGTGATTAAGTTAGCATCAAACTGAACCCATTCAATATCAAGTTCAGTTGTTTCGATAGATTTAGGTGTAATAACACCCGTGACAAATCCTTTATCATCCTTAGCAAATGCTTCTTTCTTAAATCCATCTGCTGCCAGTGAGAACTGACCAAAGTTGGAGTTAGAGTTAGTGATAGAAGCGTCACCACCACTCAGTGCTTCAAAGTGCTTGTGGAATCCAATAGCAAAGACGGAAACGACCTGAATAACAGAGTCGTTAGACATCTTGATGTGAGTTGTCTTCCAGTTATCTCTGTAGACAGCATCAGAATCTAAGTGGAGAACTTCCGTCTCATTAGTTGCGGAAGATTCTGCTGAAAGAGCATCTCCAGTTTCTCTACTATAACTAATTCCAGTATATTCTCTGTTCGTTTTATTGTACTTGACAAATGCACGGTCATCTTTCTGGAGAGACACAGCAGTAAACTGTGCGACAACCATCGAACGGAAACCATCTGCCTTAGAACCGTCAGCATGCATACCCTGCATACCATATACGGAACGCAGAGAGCAGTTGAAGATGTATGGAGAAGCGCCTGTAACGGTGTCCGTCTCAATAACGACAGAAGCACCATTACCAGGGGCAAGACCTGCTCCAGGTCCAGCAGGGAGGTTTGAGCGAACTTTTCCTAAGGCATATGTGAATACAGTGTCACTAACAACCTGAACAACCTTTGTAGATACGTTATAATCTTCTACGTTGATATTTCTAATCTTAATAGGTGTTCCAGCGTTCAGACCATGAGGTGTCTGAGTTGTAACTGTAACAACTGTAGATGGTGTAGCACCGTCACCAGAAATAATTTGACTAATTGTAATTGGGTCAGATGCAAATGCACCAACAATCTCCCATTCTGGACGTTGCTTAGCAAATGCGTCTGGAGATGCTGGATACTTCTGATCGATCTCTCTACCAGATGCTCTGTTAAATGCGTTAGCGACCTTGCTATAATACATGTCAAGGTCTGTTAGTTCATATCCACCTGGGATATTCACACCATCAGCATACTCAAAGCAAGTAACTTTGTGGTGGGAGAATGTTGGTTTAGATCTGTTAGCAACAGAAAAGTCTCTTGGATCAGTATAGACCAATCCTGTCTCATCACCATCAAAGAAACTGAACTGCCAGAAGTAACAAGCACCAGTAATTCTAAAGATTGCTGTGCTTGGTGCACTATCATCAGTTGGGTTAGGAACATACTTAGGTCTAACCTTGGTCTTTCTTAAATCTAGACCAACAATAGAAGTACCACGGGGAATGATAATACCACCATAGACACTATTAAACTTATACAGGATATTATCTTCCTGTGTAAGGTCAAAATTAGAGTTAAGAGTAAGTGTTAACTCATTTTGTGCAGCAAATTCTGCACCACCAGGAGCAACCGCGATGGCATTTCCACCCTGATTCTTAACAAGATAACCAGGTCTGTTATCAATCAGGTGCTCACCAGGGAACACAAGAATAGTAGTTTTTTCTACTAAATCGTTGTCATCACCTCTCAGGTAGGAGAATCTTGCCGACTCAATCAGTGCCCTCTGAATCGTTTTGAAGGGTTTTGTTAATGAATTACCTTGGTTTTCAACACCATCAGTGGAGTCAAGGTCGTTAGGATTAACATATAGAATGCGACCTTCTGCATTCTTGATAAAGTTCTCAAGCTTATTAAGAGGCATCTTATTCTGACAACCGTTAGATTTCTATGTTTTATTTATCCCCTTAAATCTTCCTCGTCAAAGTAAGAAACCAGATCATCTGGTAATATTTCGGGGTTTGAAATCTCGATGTTATCAAAGCAAGGATGACACTCTTCTTGTATCAAGTAGTTTGATCCTTTATATACGTCTTCTATCTCAAAACTTCTATTACCATTTGCTTCTTTGACCAGATCCTGATCCCACAAATGTCCAACTGGGAGTTCATCAAATGTAAATGGGATATCATTTAAGAAGTACATTTTGACGATCATTCTCTCATCATTGTACCAAACAAGAGAGGAACTAACTTCAAAAGTGTTCTTCATGTTACCCCTTTCTAGGTATTTAGTGCGAGTGGGGGGACTTGAACCCCCACGGGATTAACTCCCAACAGATTTTAAGTCTGGTGCGTCTACCGATTCCGCCACACTCGCAAGGCATTACACTTATCCTTATGTTATGTGGGCGCTACACCCAACATACTGACAGTTTGTAATGGAGCAAGAGAGTAACCAACTCTCAATCACAGTGTGGTTAGCACCGTCGCGGGCGAGCT